CAAGGCCAGCGGCGCGTAGTTAAACGCACAGTCCCACGGGGCCATCCGAAGCAATTCTTGTATCACATCGTTTATGATGAGGTTGACCTGAATCGCCTCGTTCGATTGCTCCACGAGCGAAGCTATCGTCGAACGATTGCCAATCGAGGCCAGTGCTTGGTTGGCAATCGTCACCAGTGTATCGGACGAGGACATCAGCCTCTCCTGTTTGTGCCCATTCCAAGGTTCTTGCCCCCGAGGCCCGGCGAGCCACGGTTGCCGTCAGTGTGGGTAGGATACGGGCCCTGGGTTCCACCGGACCCACAGTTATGTCCGTGAAGCCCGGGGCTCTGCGGATCATTGATGTTCGTCGGGCCCTGTGGGGGCTGGTAAGCCCGAACATCTCGGGCCTCCATGACGCCACCTCGGGTTGCACGTGGGCGATTGCCGACTCCGCTGTCGCGGCCGTATTCACTAAGGATGTCTCTAGGCATGGTTACCTCCTTTTCAGGCCACCTTCGTTGGTCTCGGGCATAAGCTTAGCCACGTCGGCCTTTTTCATGAGGTCTTCGGCGTGGTCGAGGCATTGTTTGAGCACGTAGTCGTGCAGCCACTTCAGCTGTGGCTGCTCTCGGGCGAGTTGGGCGATCTGAAGGTTCTGGAGAAATTCGAGCTTGTCCATCTTAGTACTTCCCTTGTGAGCCAGAGTTGCAGGTTCGGTTCGCGGCCTTGGGCGCTTCGAGGCCGCGGCCTTCATACAGGGGCCTGCCGGCTCCCTGAATCGTGCGCCCGTCGGTCGTATGGTCGCCCAGCATAGTGCCGATATGGCTTACCGCTCCGGGGTTCACTGCATGGGCCTTGGGTTCGACTTTATGGCCATACTGGCCTTGGTAGCTTGCTCTTCCTTGTCTCATGCTGGCCTCCTCTTTGCGAAGGACTTGCCTTCTTCCTCGAATCGCTTAATGTGCTTGTGAAAGGTCCCACCTTGGTTCGACTCCTCCTCGATACACTCAGCCAACCGATGATGGGTTCGCTCGATCTCGGCCTTCAGGATATCGGGCAATTGCTGTCCGGCTTGCTCCCAGAGGATCTTCAGGTGGAACATATCGTTGTAGTACATCGAGAGCCGCCGGAGATACTCCGGCACCTCCTTCTCGGCCTTGACGATGTAGGCCACTACGACCTGGGCCAGATTGTCGAGCCGCTGGTTGATTTGCTTTAGCTCGTGTAGGACATCGTCGTTAGGGGCTTGAATTCTCCGAAGCGGGCCTTGTTCCACTGGATTTCTTCCCTTTCTTGCGCAGGATGCCGGTCTTGGCATCTGCTTGGTTGAACTCCTTGGCGACTGATTGCCGCACACCAACCTTCTTCGCAAAGGCTGGGTCATGTGCCGCGCCGGCCATCATACGGGCCTGCGATACGGACTTTGACGGCATGGCTACCTCCTAATGTTGGGCCGAACCCTTTGCTGCGGCTGCGGTGGGGGCACGCTGAAGTCCGGCTGGAACGTCGACGCCCCCTGGGCTGGCAGCGACTCGATCGGGTGCTTCCATTTGCCCGTGGCCTCGATCTTCCGCGAGATCGCCTCGGCCTCATCGTCGATCGGCTGCATGTCCGGCGTCGGCTCGCCAACGAAGACGATGTCGCCGGGCTTCGGATTGTTGCCGTCGGACACGATCGTTTCCTTGTCGAGCCAAGTCGGGACCGGATAGACCTTTCGCATCTGCCGGCCGGACGACTGATCGGTTTCCTTATGCTCCCATTCCGACGGCGGGTCGGTATGCAGATAGTGTTCGACTGAAAGCTTCCAACGTGCCATTGTTACCTCCTAGTAAGATTTCCACCCGATCGTCGTGTCGATATAGACATAGGTGACAGTCTGACCATTCGTCGACAGCGTCGCATTCGCCGCAGCGCTATTGATATTCGATCCGTTCCGAGCAACGGTGCAGTTGTTCGTGTTGAAGGTACCTTTGGCATCACGGATCACGACCTTGGCACCTTGGATTGGCCCCAACGAAGATGGCAAGCCCGCTATCGGCGGAGGCGGTAGCGTCACCGTCACAGCGCCGCCTGAGGTATCCACAAGCACTTCCTCGCCCATCACAAGCGTGTATGCACTATTCACAAAGGTTGGATGTGCGACTCCAGTCATTAGCTCCAGCGCAACCGGTTGCTGCGAAATTGTACTACCAGTATAGACCGTCGTCTTTGTCCCATGGTTGCCAGCAATGCTATCATTGATGTAGCCGGTATTGACAACAATAAGCTGGAGGTTGCTCGGAATGATCGCCACAACCATGAACCACTCGGTGACGGCGTTGATACTAAGACCGATCACCAAACCTACCCGCATGAGGCCCATCGTATTCTGATCAACAAAGACGCAGGTCTGTGCACCCTTCATCGACCAGCTTACTGTCCAACCAACATTAGGGTTCACGATGTCTCGGCCATATGTATAGCATTGGTGATTGCTGCGCAACATATGCGGAATGCTTGAAAACGATATGAGCTCCTCATCAATTTTATAGAGCATCCCGCCCCAAAGCATCGGAATGTTCACCCCGGTGGCATTGAAAGTAGGAGTTGTCTTCAGCTGAGCAATGCTGCCACCGGGCAGCATTGGAACTGTATAATGGGCCGGCCTCACGCCGATAGTTGGCTGGCGCTGCTTGCCATCCTCCATAATCAGCTGGCCGCTGAGATTGCCTGTATCGCTCAGAGCACCGGGGTCGTAGTCGTATTCGCCCCAGCCAATTGCGCCAGCGATATCACGAATGAACAACCCAGCTTGCTGCACACCGAGGAACGGATTAGCAGTCCAAGCAGATCGTAGATTGGCACGGAAGCGGTGACAATCCCTTATCGTCACACGGGTCGGATTTTGGTTCGGGACGTTCAGATCGATGTTGATTCGCTCAGAGCTAAAGAACGGCCCACCCCCGTATGGAAACAGGATGTTGTCAAGAACAAACCCCGACGTGGTCGCCCAGAAGGTCGGGAACATATTGGCTACATAGTACCGAATGAGATTTTCCTGTGATGGCGATGTTAGTGGCGAACCTGCACTAAACGTCATGTCATACTGGATTGTAAGACCAGATAGAATCGAATCCCAATTCTGCCAGCCCCCGGCCTTCAGAATACAGGTAGGTGCCTGTGGATTTTCAACAAAGGCACCATAGCACTTCGCCGGACCCGACCAAACCGTACATGTTTCGCAGGCAAACAGCGTCGTAACAGCTTGGAGCTCAGCCTCAATATCAGTCGATGCAACGTTCACCCGGGTCCAGTATCGCCACATTGTAAGGATCTGGAATGTTCCAACATTGCTACCGCTAAGCGCAGTCATAATCAACGGCACCGGGCCAAAGTGCGCCGTGTTGATAATAAATGCGTTATAGATACCAGCACGGCCATCACCAATTGCCGAGGTCTGAAGATTAGCATCGGGATTTGTGATAGTAGCTGTGAAGCTTATATCCCCATTGCCGTCCGTAGACATTGCCGACATACCAGACATGGTATAGGCATTTGTCTTTGTCGTTTCGTTGGTGCAACTCCAGTTGCCACCAACAACGGTGAACGGATCTAATGACGACACCCCAATCACCGAGTGGAAATTGCAATCATAGAAGGCGTTGATGTAGCATTGTGTCTGGATGATTTGTGCACCAAAGTAGGTATAGACCGCAAGGCATCGTACCCAAGTGTTGCTATCGCCAAGCGCCCCACCGGTGAAGCCCGTAATCCACCCGGTATACATCTCGTGCACCGAGCAATCCTCAAAGCATGTCCTCGACGAGCCGGCCGACATTGCGCATACAGCAAAGCCAACACCCCTAGGGTCCTGCCCACCGTTGTAGCCGATGTCATTCCTATTGTTGATAGTCGGACCTCTGACCTGGATGTACCTCACTAAGATGCCGTTCAGCGGACCAACCAGAACTCCCGGGCCGCTCTTGTAGGACAGGATAAGCTGTGAACCAGCACTATCGTCCGGCCGTCCTTGCTCACCAATGAGCGTCGCACCCCAACCGAACTGCGTTGGGCTGGTACCGACAGTCCACGTCCAGAACGTCGAGGACATCGATGGGACATGGTTCTGGTTACCGCCCGCATTCGAGTTCCAGAACGCCCCGTTGTACTTGACCTTATCATTCGCGGCGTAGGTGGTTCCGGCATTCCACGCTGCGATCGCCTGGGATCGCAGGCTTCCGGGCGGATCAAGATAGATGGGCTGGTTGATTTGGTAATGGCCCGCCGGAATCAGGATCGCCCGCCCGAACGAGCTATTGGCCTGAAAGTCGATGGCCTTCTGAATCCCGCAGTAGTCGATCTCGAGGGTCAGATCATCGGCGGCCGGAAAGAACGCCTGCGCTGCCGCTAAGGTCGCATAGACCGACGACAGCGGGTGCGAGTTCCCATCGCCTATCGCGCCAAAGTCCTTGACATTCACGGCCGGGTAGCCGGAAGCAGTGGTCACCAAGCCAACGCTCGTACTGCCGCTGACAATGCTGCGCATGGCGCACCTATGCGTTCGAGTCGATCACCGTGAACGGATTGGCCGCACCGGCGATCGCCAGCGCCTGCCATGGAAGTTGGATCTCCCCGTCCGCCAGCGTCACGATGTTGCCCGCTACGATCGGGATCGTGCCGCCGAGCAAGGAGGTCGTCGGATTGAGCGGCGTTGCGACCCCGGCCTGCGACATCTGCGAGGTCATCGAGACGTAGATCGTGTTCGCGCTCGGGTTGATGAACGTGATGCTCCGCCGGCTTGGGTTCGCCGGCGCCACGGGAACGTTCGACGAGGTCCCTATGTTGTTGAAGGCGTAGGTTTTGCCTCCATTCGCGTTCGAGATCGATTGTGGGTTACCGACGCCGGAAAAGACTACCATTTGTGCCTCCTAGAATCGGGAATAGGCCAACGAGCCAGCGATTGGCTGCGCAGCGGAGTTCGTCAGGCATAGGTCTTGGCCCACCGGCACGACAAGGACCGCACCGGTTCCCGAGCCAGAGATGATCATCGATGCCTGCGTGGTTGCAGCGACCGTCATTGCTCCGGTCAGCGACGATTGCCCCGTGCCACAGTTCGTCCCGGTGCCAGTCACGAACGTCACGTTTGTCGCAGTGCCGCCGGCCACGATAATCCAATGTACGACATAGATCGACTGGCCCGCTGCCCCGGTGACGAACCTTGTGGTGGTAGCGGTGTTCATTGAGATCGGAACGGTCGCCTGGGTCGTCGGGACAACCGAAGGCTGGGCCAACGCAGGGCCGGTGAGGAACAGTAAAAGGGCTAACCATCTCATGGTCTATCTCCTATGCCTGCGGCGCGCCCGGATGATCCACTCATAGACCTTCTTCGTGGGTGGGCCCGGTACGCCAAATGAGTAGAACTTCCTCCGTGCGGGCCAGCCACCTTGCCATGGCCGGCGGTTAGTGTAGTAGAGGACCTTGGTATTGGCTCCGCCAAACGACACCGGCGGGGGTGGAACCACGGCCACAGATGGAAACAACCGACGCGGCTGTGGGACCTTGGTTCGGCGGTTGAGGTAGTACAGGACCTTGGTGTTGGCGCCGGCAAAGGTTGGCCCCACCTGCGGTGCCAACAGCGCCGGGAGCAGCTTCGGCGGAATTCTAAGCTTCGGCTTGCGATTGACATAGAACAGTACTACCGTCATCTACGTGGTCTAGTTACATAGACCCTCCACACTTTCTGTAGCGTCTGTACCGCTGGCGCGACCGCAGCGGGGATTACATACCGGGCCAAAGCGTTCCGGCGAGCAAAGAACCGTCGGCGCCGGACCTTGAGCAGCAGCCGCTGCCGAGCAACGAATCCGGCCGGCCTCGGCGGGGTGATGTAGGTGTGGCGCCAATGCTGCCCAGCGATCGGCCAGCGACCTCGCTTAATCCGCGGTCGCAGGTTCTTCGGCCGCTGCCACACGACCTGTGTGATCGGGGTGACGTATTGGCCTGCACGGCGGCGGCGATTGATAACCGAAAGGCGCCGCTTGATCTTGGGCCGAAGCGGCTTTTTCCAGCTAAGACTCGAAGGCTGCGCCGGAGGCGTCTCTGGATGCCGCCAACGCTGCTGAGCGATGACCTGTCGGACGCGCTTGATCTTCGGCCGCGGGAACCGCTTGAACACCGTGGCGAACGGCACTGCCCGCGGATACGGACGATGGGCGATCAGCCGGAGCTTACGCCGAATCCGTAGCCGGAGAGGCTTCTTCCATACGAACGCTGGCGGTGGCAGCACGACTCGGCGGCGAGCAATCAGCCGGAGCTTACGCTTGACCTTCAGCCGGAGGGGCTTCTTCCAACTCAGGTTCGACGGCTGCGCTGGCGGAGTTTCGGGATGGCGCCACCGCTGCTGGGCAATGAACCACCGACCCCGCTTAATCCGAGGACGTAGCGGCCGCTTGTTCACAATAGCAGTCGGCGGCGGCGCCACCACGACCTGAACAAACGGATGCTTCGCCAACAGCCGGAGCTTGCGACGGATCTTCAGTCGCAGCGGCCGCTTCCAAGACAGATTTGACGGCGTTGGCGGCGTAATGTAGGTGTGACGCCACTTCTGCTGCGCAATGAATCTCCTGGCCCGGCGGATCTTCGGCGTAAGGTATGCCGGTCGCTTCCAGCTGAGGCTAGATGGCCTTGCCGGCGGGAAGATCTGGTCGTGACGCCACTTCTGCTGAATAAGGATTCGGCGAACACGACGAATCTTTGGCCGAAGGAATGCCGGCTTCTTCCACGACAGGTTCGATGGCGTTGGCGGCGTCGTGTAGACATGCCGCCACTTCTGGAGCGCAAGCGGCCGCAGCCTACGGCGGATCTTCAGCCTTAGGGGCTTCTTCCAACTCAGATTGGACGGGGTAGGCGGCGTTGTGTACTGATGGCGCCACTGTCGCTTCTGGAGCGAGATAAAGAGCCGGGCTCGGCGAATCCGTGGACGCAGATAGGCTGGTTTCTTCCAGCTGAGGTTGCTTGGCGCTGCCGGTGGCGTTTCGAGGTGCCGCCAGCGTTGTTGAATGATCGTCCACCTTGCCCGCCGGATCTTTGGCCGAGGCGGCCGCTTCCACACCAACGCCGCCGGTGGAGGGGCCACCACCACTTGCACAAACAACTTGCGGGCAATCAGCCGCAACCGTCGACGGATCTTTGGTGGCTTGAATCGCTTCCAGCTAAGATTCGACGGCGTGGGCGGCGTGATATAAACATGCCGCCATTTCTGCATCGAGATGAAAAGCTTCGCTCGCTTGATCCGCGGAGTGCGCAGTCGCCAAGCGGCCTTCCATGACAGGTTCGACGGCGTCGGCGGGGTCACATAGAGAACGTGCCGCCACTGCCGCTTCTGCAATGAGATAAACAGCCGGGCCCGTTTGATCTTCGGGCGCAGGTAGGCTGGCTTTTTCCAGCTTAGGTTCGATGGCGTTGGCGGAGTGACGTATTGGACACGCCGCCACTGGCGTTTCTGGAGCGAAATGAACAGCCGTGATCGTTTGATCTTCGGGCGCAGAAATGCCGGCTTCTTCCAACTCAGGTTGGAAGGCGGTGGCGGAGTGATATATCGGTGCAGCGCTGCTCGGTTGAAGCGCAGCGTAATAAGCGTTTTTGCTCGCTTAATCTTGAACCGCCGCAGGAACCACAGCGGTTTCCAGCTTAGGTTCGATGGCGGCCTCGGCGGGAACGTAATCCGCGGCGGGCGGATGCGCCTCGCAAGCTGCCGGATTATGTGAGTGAAAATACTCACCGCCAAGGCCTTCTATACAGGAAACGGTGAGTGCCGCCCACAACTATTGCAGGCGGCGTGGTACCGGTATAAGTAATCACGATCAGGCCGCTCGCACCGGCTCCCTGGGTAGATGTGCCACCACTATTGCGCTTGCCGCCGTAAGAACCGCCGCCACCACCAAAGCTAGCGCCATTACCACCAGTTACGTTGTTTGCTGTGTTGTTGCTGTTGGCACCCGTACCACCACCGCCGCCACCGACACCAGAAGTCTCGCCATTATGCGGCCCGCCTGAATTGTCGGTCCAATCCGTGGCATTACCGAGAGTGCCACCTGCGCCGCCAACCAGTGCTTGGCCGGCTACACCAGAGCCATCACTGGCTTCGCCACCACCACCGTTCGAACCGGCGTTACCAGTCGTGGTGCCGCCCGAGCCACCACCCGAACCGGAATTTCCGTTTCCACCGTTGCCGCCCGATGTCGTCGAGGCATTTCCGCCGGCCGTGGACGAACCTCCATCGGAACCGCCACCTCCACCACCACCTCCACCGCTGGTGCTGTTGGTGTCGCCACCTTTTTGTCCGTTGCCATCAGGGCCACCAGAACCGCCGCCGCCGCCGCCGCCAGTCAGGTTCGAGATGACATTGGTGCCGCCGTTGCCACCTGTCTGGGCTGTTGTGGTCGTGTAGACGATAGGAGATGGCGTTCCGACTTGATCGGCACCGGTACCGTTGGCATTGCCAGGACTGAAAGCAGGCGAGTTAAGCGCACTGCCACCTGCATACATGCGCAGGCCATTGCCGGCCGTCGGGTTGGTGGTTTCCCACAATGTTGCATCTGTGGTCTGGTCGCTGGCATTTCCGTGACTAGCGCCTACCGTAACTGCAAATGGTGTCGTCGATCCCATCGCTCCTGACGAATATGTGTATTTTCCATAACCAGCACCAGCACCGCCGCCGCACCCTTTTCCTCCGGTACCGGTCGATCCTACCCCGGAAAGTCCACCCGCACCGACGCCCTCGATGGTGTGACCGGCATCGACCCAATCGCCAGGTATCGAGAACGGTGACGTCTGAGCACTGGTGAGAAAGACAACGGTCGTCATGCCACGCTCCACAGACGCGGCTGCTGCCACCACCAATCCGGCCGGTTATGAGCACCAGACATCAACGGCAAGACTTGTTCACGGAAGTACTTCTCGGCCTCCCACACGCCCCAGCGCTGGAGCGGCTCCGGCCAGATCGACGCCGCGACGTGGATCTCAGCGCCGCCGACGACCCAAGGACACATACCCCAGGCCAGCGGCAGCTTTACCCGCATTCGTGGGACGATGAACAGTCGCTCACCGGGTGCTAGATGTGCTGCAAGCGAAATCGGCTCATTGGTACAGACAACCCGTACCCCGCCCCCGACCGGAAGCTTAGGGTCGGCGCCTCGATGGTTGCGGCCTTCCAGAATGCCGGCAACCATCCCTATCGGCTGCCAGGGCAACATGAGGGCTCATTCGATTGCAAAGTGCAGGCAGTGGAACTCGGCGCCGCCGGCACTGAGATGCACTCCGAATGTAAACCCGACACGTCCGGGGCTCGCCAGCAGGGCCCGGAATGCCGCCAGCGAGTCCGCTGAGGAGTTCGCGGGGTTGCCGGCCGGATCGAACCAGTTGTTTGGGTCCAGCGTGAACCCCACCGACCTCGTCGGCGCTACCACTAAGTCTTCGCCGCCACTGCGCCACCGGTCACTGCCGTTCTGGCTGGTGATCAGCAGGTGCACAAAGGTCTCGGTGTTCGGTGGCGTTGGGACGAACACCGGCGGGCTGCCGACGCCTTCGATGCCATAGGTCACGGTCATTCCGCTCGCCGACCTGATATCGTCCCGCATGGCCGTCACCAGGTCGCCCAGCGAGGGCGCCGACGGGAAGGCAAACATCCAGCCAGCGCCGTCATCGTTGGGCTTTGGGGGCATTCCAGGCGATGACGCAAACTGCCACTTGTTCGGCGTCATCGGCAAATCGATTCTCATAAATCCCTCCTCATTGGATAAGTTTCATACCGAGCTCGACCGGGTCCATTCGATCCTTTAGGGCCTGCCGGCCTCGACCCATCAACTCGTCCCAACGGCGCTCGGCTTCGCCTAGGGTCAAGTAGCGCTTCTGAACCGAGACAAGCAACAGATTCACGCAGGCGCCCTGGATATCTTCCAGCTTCGCATCGCTGGTGGCGCAAAGATCAGCAAGGTCCTCAAACAGGCTTTGCTGGCGCTTCTTCGGGTTCAGGTGAATGCCCGATAGGACCTCCACCCGTTCCACCTTCGCCGGCTGCTGCCAAGGGAAACCAATGCGATATTGTGCAAGCGCCGCCTCCTTGGCTTCGTCTTCGGAGAAGGCTTGCACGGTGAGCCTGTGGAGCGGACGATCTCGGCCCGCTCCCCAGAGTACAACCTCGTAGGGTTGTAGAACAAGCATTACGGATACTCACGCCAGGCAAAGTTCTGAGAGATGGTAGTAGCGACGATGACCGCCGGGAGGTCGAGGATCAGTGCCTCACTCACCGAACAGCAGGGCCGGTCCTCATCCTCCGGCCCTGGCATGTAGTCGAACGGCAGCAGCACGTTCCATTGGAAGTATTCGGTGAAGCCAGTGAAGTTGCCGCTGGTCGTTGCCTGCGTGGTATCATTGGCTCTCAAGGTCGAGCCAGCGGCCTTGGTGTCACCGTCATCGACGAGGTTCATGGCCGGTGCTGAGCCACCCGAACCGAGCGTGATCGTGGCAGTACCACGTTTCAGCCGCATGCGGATCTGTGCGGCAGTGGTGACAGCGGCCGCCGTACACTGAATCCAGTGCAGCTGGGCCCCGTTTGAGGCACCCGTTCTGAGATCAAAGATATCCTGAACCGCGGTGCCGATCGACACGTTGTCGACAGCGCCTTTGTAGACTCTACGTCCCATTGAAGACTCCTATTAGCTAAAGCTCGGTTGATGGCTCGCCACCACGGCGACCACCACGAGGTTTGTTGCTACGTCGCCGGCCAGCACGTGCGGCCGGATATACAGTGCGATCTGAGTCACCTGAATCAGCCCGCCGGTGGTGAACTGGATCGGATTGTCGAAGGGGTCGACCAAAACGAAGTAGTTGGCCCCGTCGTTCGATCCTTCTATCACCAGCGTGCCGCCGGAGCCGAACACCCCAGTACATTGGAACGCCCGGTCGGCGTACGATGGACCCCTGATAGATTCGCCGATGTCGCCGAGGCCGAGCCCGTTCCATGTATAGACAACAGCGTTGTTGCCCAACACGTCCCGTTCTAGGCTATCGAACGACACAGCGATCATGCGAAGCGCTTCTTCAAGTTCTCAAGACTGGCCTGAAGCTGGTCGTGCTTTTCTTGCAGGTCCCGAACCGCAGCGTACACCACGTCGCGCTGGGTCGTTGCCTGCTCGGTCTGGCCCGTGAGCGTGGTTAGCTCCTGGCGCTTTGCCTGCACGTTGTTTTCGAGGTCCTTCAGGTTCTGGATCTGCGCTGCTGTAAGGCCGGCGACCTTGTTCCTTAACTCGGCCTCGGCCTTGGAGATGTCGTCCTTGACCGCCGTGAGCTTGGCTTTCGCCTCCTCTTGTGCGGCCTTGAGGTTCGATAGCTCGTCGATGACCGGCAGAAGTTCCTGCAACAGCGTCACCGCCGACTCGATGGTTTGCTTCAGTTCCATCGACGCCTCCTAGAACTGTGCGTAGGCAAGGAAGCCCGGCGCTGTCTGGGTGGCTATCGTGACGCACAGGGCATTGCTTGCCGGGACAACGAGAACGACCCCGTTGCCGTCTCCGACAGTGAGCCCGGCGCTGGACGCAGCGATAATCATCGCACCAGTCAACGCTGTGGTACCGGTGCCGCAGTTAGTACCGGTACCATAAGAGAACGTGATGGTACTGGTTGCCGTCGACGCAAACATGTTGATCGACGTAACGTAGATCTTTTGCCCTGTCACCGCAGCGATGATCTGGGTGGCACCGGCAACTGTACCGGTTATTGAGATCGTCTGCTGGGTTAGAGGCAGTGAACAGGTCACCCCAAGCTGTGGAGTGGACGCAACACCGCCTATGCCAAGGCATTGGGCTGCTGCGGGTCCCGCCCACAGCAGCCCCAGGAGAGCAAGCCAAAATGAACGACGCATCTTGCCCTCCCTAGTTCGCGATCGTGATGCCCGGCACGTAGCCGCCAGGAACCGCGTTGGACGTAGAGTTATACATCTGGTCCCAACGATCCAGCACGATGAATGCCGAGATGGCACCGCCGGTATACGTGGTAACACCGACAGTATAGGAAAGTCGTAGGAACCTTGGCACGACGACGCCGGCTGGCGGCCTCGGCATGTCCATGTCGTAGAGGCGGGCGCCGGCAACCAGCGTCGCCAACGCATAGGCTGGCGAGGTCCACCAGGTCACGTACGTCCCGGGCGCGCCGGAGCCGTTGTCTGGTGCGCCTTGGAGGCCTACTGTTAGCGTCGGGGCGCCGCCAGAGGTGAAGGTCGTGGCCACTTGGACCAGCAACTTCATCGCCGGATCGTCGCCGATGCCGATGTCCCGGGCACCGCCGCCTTGGGCTGGCGCCGGAATGGCCGGGGTCGTAGACGTGGCCTGACCGACACCAAGATCGATCTCGTTGGTCGAGTTGGCCGTCGTGGTGAAAGTCTGGCCATTGCTGAACATTAGAAGTCCGTCGAGAATCATGTCTGATCTCCCTCAGGTCACTTGGGTTTCGTTGGACAGGATCGCATCGCAGGTCCTGACCGGGATACCCCTAAAGGTCGTGATCGGCACGCCGTTGAACTCCTCGATGCGGAGCAAGACGTTGGTCTTGTTCATCGCTTGCAGGTCGAGGTAGGTTCGCAGAACACGGTTGGCGTAGATGATCACCCGACCCATGTTGGCCCGGACCTGTGGGGTGTCCGAGGTTTGGATCGTGCCGGCCGAGACTGGCTGGGTCGGCAGCCGATACAGCCCGCGGACCAGAAGGTTGATCAGGTTCGCGGCGTTGACGCCGGTCAACTGGGACACGTCGATGTTGGCGATCCGAACGGCGTAGCGCCAATCCCGCAGAACCAGCCCGATCTCCCATTTGAAGTGATCGCGGTAGGCTTGATAGGTGTTCAGGCTGGAGTCCTGCACCGGCCACTCGCCCATGTCCCGATGCTGAAGGCCAGTGATTTTACCTTTCGGGAACGTGGCATGGCAGGTATCGTCGCCCCACGTCACGATCCAAATCGAGGAGTTGGTGTTCGACGTTCCGCCGCCATCGAGGACGTTGAAGGCGGTCTGGGAGTTCGCGGTGTTTTTGGTC